CCTTGAATTGACCGGCGGCTTTATTGATGAGGCGCGTGAGTTGCCGAAGGCTGTGGTCGATGGCTTGACATCGCGTGTCGGCCGTTACCCAACCAAGAAGCACGGCGGCTGTCCGTGGCGTGGTGTCTGGATGTCAACCAACCCGATGGACAGCGACCACTGGTGGCCTAATCTGGCGGAGAAAAACCCTATTCCTGGCAAGTTCCCGTGGACATTCTACAAACAGCCCGGCGGCGTAGTAGAGGCCACCAAAGAGCATGACGGCAATATCTTCAGTGCTGGCAAGTATTGGATACAGAACCCGCAAGCGGAGAACATCAACAACCTGCCGCCCGGTTACTACGAACAGCAGCTTGCCGGCAAGACGCTGGATTGGATACAGTGCTACGCCGGTGCGCAGTACGTTTATGTACAGGACGGCAAGCCGGTGTGGCCTGAGTTCAGCGACAGCCTGATGAGCGGTGACGTTGAGATTGAGCCGAGCTGGCCCGTGCATATCGGGCTTGACTTTGGTTTGACCCCGGCGGCGGTGTTTGGGCAGAAGATGGCGAACGGCAGGTGGCACGTTGTGCATGAGCTGGTTGCCTTCGACATGGGCCTTGAGCGGTTCTGTCACCACCTGATGGCGGACATCAACACGCACTTTCCTAAGTGCGAGGTGTTCATCTGGGGTGACCCGGCGGGTGCCAAGCGCGATGAGATATTCGAGGTCACGGCGTTTGAGCATATGCGCACACTGGGCCTACGCGCACAGCCGACAGCGTCAAACGATTTCATGGTGCGCCGGGAAGCCGGTGCGGCACCGATGAACCGTTTGATAGACGGCAAGCCCGGCATCATTGTCAACCGTAGCTGCACACGCACCCGCAAGTCACTGGCAGGCGGCTACCATTTCAAGCGCGTTGCAATGGGCGGCGGTCAGGAGCGGTTCCGCGATGCGCCAAACAAAAACGAACATTCGCACGTTGGTGACGCATACGGGTATCTGATGATGGGCAGCGAACACCGCAACATGACCCGCAACAGTCACCGCCGGGACCAGTTCAAGCAGCTCACCGCAAAGTTGGATTTTGATGTATTCTAGTAACAACAAGGTTACCATCATACCGTTTCACTGGACCCATCCAATGCACATGGACTTGAGGCCGTTTGAACGCGACTATTTTCAGTTGCTGCCGGATTACACCGACCGCCTCAAGATGTTTGCGTCTGCGCCGTATAGTTACACCGCGCTGTACGAAGGCGAGATGGCCTGCTGCTGGGGCTTCACAGAGCTGTGGAGCGGCGTTGCCGAGGGCTGGTTGCTGACCACACCGCTTGTTGAAATCAATCCGATATCACTTACACGGGGTGCTATCAGGGTGTTTAATCATGTTGCTATCGAGTTGAGATTGCATCGATTGCAGTTGGTAGTTGATGAGCGGAATGACCTTGCCATGCACTGGGCAAATGCGTTAAAGTTCAAAGCGGAAGGTCGGATGATGGGCTACGGCCCTGACGGCTCAAACCATATTATGTTTGCGAGGAACTATGGGCGCACTATTCGGGAAAACACCATCAGCCCCGGCACCTGACCCTAAGGTAGCCGAGGCACAGCAGCGTCAGGAAGAACGTCTGCAAGCACAAGAGGAGCAGAAGATGCGGCAGATTGCATCACGGCAACGCGCACGCCGTGTTGGCGGTCAGCGTATGTTGCTGTCATCTGAACGTGAAACCCCGGCAACGGGCGTACAGTCAACACTAGGGAGCCAGTAATGGGTGGTATCATCGGAAAATCTAAGCCAGCACCAGTTTCAAAGCCGGTTGCTGATGCGTTCACAGACTTGGCGGATACTCAGGGCAAAAGAGTTTCCCGCGCAATGACACCCGGCACACCTGAGTACCGGGAGCGGCAGGCTGCGGCTCGGCGTAGCGCACGGGCTATTGGTGGTCGCCGGTCACTGCTTGGCGGTGGTCGCGGCGAAGGTGGCGAAACACAGACAACATTAGGAGCAGGCTGATGCCTATGGTCACATCTAAGGATGGCAAGAAACGCCATTTCGCATATTCTAAAGAGGGGTTCAAAGCGGCTAAAGAATACGCCAAACAAACTGGCGGTCGCTTTGCAATGGGTAACATGAAGTCAAAGATGGCGAAGAAGAAAGATGCCTAAGAAGAAAAAAGGTTATGGCAAGTAAGTTCAAGCGCGTCCCGAAGGACAAGAGCGGCCTGCCAAAAAAGTATGTCGCCGGTTCGTCTAATCCTGAGAAGACACGCGCCGAGATAAAGCGCACCCGGCGGCTGTACAAGCGCGGGTTGCTGACACCAGCCATGATGGACCGCATCAGCGAGCAGAGGAGTAAGACGTAATGCCCAGCTTCAAAAACATCCCCGGTTCCAGCCGGTTCAGCGCAGACAATCTCAACAAGGTCTACCGCCGTGGCTTGGGTGCGTATTACTCAAGCGGCTCACGTCCTAAAGTATCCGCGCACCAATGGGCAATGGGCCGGGTCAAATCTTTTGTATCCGGGAAGGGTGGTGCGCGTAAGGCTGATGCGGATATTCTGAAGGGCAAAAACAAAGATGCGTAAGGAACACAAAAACCCGAAGGGTGGTCTGACCGAGGCCGGGCGTCAGCATTTCAAACGGACCGAGGGGGCCAACCTTAAAGCCCCGGTCAAGCGCGGCACCAACCCGCGCCGCATTTCTTTTGCCGCCAGATTTGCTGGCATGAAGGGTGCCGAGAAAAAGCCGGATGGCACACCAACCCGGCTGGGTCTGGCCCTACGCGCATGGGGCTTCCGCTCAAAAGAAAGTGCGCGTAACTTTGCACAGAGGCACAAAAAGTCATGATGACACCAGCAGATATCATCAAGCGGCATGAGTTGGCGCAGCGGCGCAAGGACAACTGGCGGCAGATATACGAAGATTGCTATGAGTTCGCTTTGCCACAGCGCAACCTGTATGACGGCTTTTACGAAGGCGGCAACGCACCCGGTCAGAATAAGATGGCACGGGTCTTTGACAGTACAGCCATCAACAGCACACAGCGTTTTGCCAACCGTATTCAGAGCGGTTTGTTCCCGCCGCAATCAAAGTGGTGTCGCCTTGAGCCGGGTTCGGATATCCCGGAAGACCGGCAGATTGAGGTGCAGCAGGTTCTGGATATCTACTCAGAGAAAATGTTTGACCTGTTGCGGCAGACCAACTTTGACTTGGCTATGGGTGAGTTTCTGCTTGACTTGGCTGTCGGCACTGCCGTGATGCTGGTTGAAGAGGGTGATGAGACTACACCAATCCGCTTCACCCCGGTGCCGCAGTATCTGGTTGCGATTGAAGAGGGTGCGCACGGCAAGGTCGATAACGTGTATCGCCGTCTGCGCATGAAGGCCGAGGCTATCGCACAGCAATGGCCTGACGTAGAGCTGACCGACAAGCTCAAGCGCATGATTGATGAAAAGCCAACAGAGCAGGTTGAGCTGATTGACGCGACCGTTCTGGACCCAGAGACAGGTGAGTTCTATTACTATCTCATCGAGAAAGAGGGCAAGGCGCAGTTGCTGGAACGCAAGCTGAAGAGCAGCCCGTGGATTGTGGCGCGGTACATGAAGGTTGCTGGTGAGGTGTACGGACGCGGTCCGCTGGTCACAGCTATCCCCGACATCAAGACGTTGAACAAAACACTTGAGTTGCTGTTGAAGAACGCCAGCTTGTCCATTGCTGGTGTATACACAGCCGCTGATGACGGCGTGTTGAACCCGCAGACCATTAGCATCCGTCCCGGTGCAATCATCCCGGTGGCGCGTAATGGTGGACCGCAGGGTGAGAGCCTGCGGATGTTGCCACGGTCTGGCGACTTTAACGTGTCGCAGATTGTCATCAACGACTTGCGCATGAATATCAAAAAGACGCTGCTAGATGACACCCTGCCGAACGACAATATGTCTGCCCGGTCAGCAACGGAAATCAGTTTCCGCGCACAAGAGCTGGCGCAGAACTTGGGGTCTGCGTTTGGTCGCCTGATTACAGAAACCATGATGCCGCTGGTATCACGGGTGCTGTCTGTCATGGATGACCGGGGCTTGATTGAACTGCCGCTTGAGGTGAACGGGCTACAGGTCAAGGTCACCCCGGTTGCGCCCATCGCACAAGCGCAGAACATGGGCGACATCGAGAAGATACTGCAATGGGTAACATCTGCCGCGCAGCTTGGGCCGGAAGGCCAGATGGCTGTCAAGACAAGTGCCATCGTTGACCATGTCGC